CTGTGCCATCCTCAGCCGAAACCTCCAGCGCCTCCGGCATGGGCAATGATGCCACCGTCGAACTCTCTCCAGTTGCTGGACGAAACGTTCTCGGTATCCGGGACGGAATTATCCGCGACCAAACAGCACTGAGAACGCTTCAGGAATACATCAGGACGCAATGCCTTCGATGATAGCGATAATTTTACTCATCATCCTTCACATCTGGCTCTGTAGACAGGATGGTGATCACTTCTGGAGTGAATCCAGATTAAACATCTCATTGCTGATGCTTGATATTGAGCATCTTGCGCGCGGTAAGGGGCTGCGTTGAGATAAGAGCCAGTCATTACAAATACCAGGATTTAGCCTCGCATTCGCGGGGCTTTTTATTGCCATTATCAAAGCCACTCCCTACAGAGTGGCTTTGATAATGGCTTATACCCTACACGGGATAACTTAACTGATATCCCTTTTAACGGATAAACGGAGCACAAATAATGGCAAAGCTCACCGACAAACAAGAGCTGTTTGCCCGTGAGTACCTGAAAGATCTGAACGGCACACAGGCAGCTATCAGGGCGGGCTACAGCGAGAAGACCGCCAATGAGCAGGCATCTCGACTATTAGCAAATGTTAATGTTCAAAAATTCGTTGCTGAACTTAAATCCGCCCGCGTTGAACAGACGGGCATAGATGCCGCCTATGTTCTTCGTAGATTGGTTGAAATCGACCAGATGGATGTGCTTGACATTCTCCTGCAAAACGGTGAGCTAAAACCCATTAAAGACTGGCCTAAAGTATGGCGCACAACGCTATCAGGAATGGATGTCGTGGAGATGGCATCCGCAGATAGCGCCGCACTTCTGAAGAAAATTAAATGGCCTGATAAGGTCAAAAACCTCGAACTTCTTGGTAAGCATGTTTCTGTTCAGGCGTTTAAAGAGCAAACATCTACAGAAATAACTGGAGCTGATGGCGGACCTGTTCGTTATGCCGATATGTCAGAAGAGTTACTTGAAGAGAAACTGAAGGAGCTTGGTAATGGCAGGCGCTCCAATCAGCTTGAATCGAAACGCTCAGATTTATGAGTTGCACAAAGAGCTGGCTATCCGATCAGCAAGAAAAAACCTTCTCGATTTCACTTTGTACACTAATCCGCAATACGAAACAGGTTGGTTTAACGAGCTGCTTTGTGCTGAGCTAGATCACTTTCTGGATGAAGTTAAAGCCGGAAACATGCCTAGGCTAATGGTGTTTGCCCCTCCGCGCTCAGGAAAGAGTGAGTTGTGCTCTCGCCGCTTCCCAGCGTATGTGTTAGGACAGCATCCATCATGGAACATTATTTCGTGCTCATATTCTTCTGACCTGTCAGACCGAATGAGCCGTGACGTTAAACGCATTATCACCTCTGACAAGTACGCTGATGTTTTCCCTGACGTGAAAATACCTTCAGGACGTAGTTTGGCGGGAGGCATCAACAAAACCGAGCTATGGGAACCAGTGGATGCCAAAGGCGAACTACACGGCGGCTCATATCGTTCTGCTGGTGTTAACGGTGGTATCACCGGTCAGGGTATGAACATTGGGGTTATTGATGACCCCGCGAAAGATTACAAAACCGCATCGTCTCCAATTTACCAGGAAGCGGTGATGGACTGGTATGACACGACATTCTTCACTCGTGTTGACCCGAAGATAAACGGCATCGTCATCATCCTGACACGCTGGCATCAAAACGATCTCGCCGGACAGTTATTAAAACTGGCAGAAGAAGGCGGGGAACGCTGGCGCGTAGTTAGCTTCCCTATGGAAGCTGAAAAGGAAGAGATTCATGAGCTCAACGGTAAAGTATATCGACTGCGCAATCCCGGTGAAATTCTGTTCCCTGAGCGCATGCCGAGAGAGTTCGTAGAGAAATGCAAACAACGCGGTTCCCTTGTATGGAATGCTCTTTATCAGCAAAGACCAACCGCCAAAGGCGGGCGGCTTATTAAGTCTGAATGGTTTGGTGAATATTCGGTACTCCCTCCCATGCAATGGCGTGCCGTCTATGGAGACACCGCACAGAAAACAAAAGAGGTCAACGACTTCTCAGTATTCGAGCACTGGGGGCTTGGTACTGACGGGTACATCTATCTGATCGATATGATTCGCGGTAAATGGGAGGCCGATGAATTACAACGCCGTGCTGTTGCATTCTGGGAAAAGTGCAAAACTCTGAAGAATGGGCCGCTTCGCCACATGGCGATAGAGGACAAGTCATCTGGCACAGGCCTGATACAGAACATCCGTAAAAAAGCGATATGCCCCATCAAAGCAATTCAGCGCGATAAGGATAAGTACACGCGACTGATGGACGTACAGGGTTATATCGAGTCCGGTTACATCAAGTTGCCCAGCAGCGCACCATTCATCAACGACTTCCTCGTTGAGATGGAAGCCATTAATCCTGATTTCAATACGCACGACGACCAGCTTGATCCGATGATGGATGCCATCGATGAGATGAAAAATGGCAATGGTCCGTTACGTATATCTGAAGACCTTTTGAGGCTCGCATAGTGTTTAATTTTTTGAGAAAGAAAAAATCTGAGCCTCAGAAAGAAGAGGCGAAACAGCCAATGTCTCTGGCGAATGTTCTTGCGATTATTAACGAACAGGAGCGAATTAAAAATGAAGGCGAGGCATTGCGTAGAATTGAGAGATACGTACCCCCGCCAGGCGTTATTCCTGAACATATTGAGGAGTCAGCTCTGGCGATGGACTCCACGCCGTACAGTTACCTTAACTCAGCAAACATCACCGCATATGGCTACGGTGGATTTCCTGGCTACCCATATCTGTCTCAACTTGCTCAGTTGCCGGAGTATCGCAAGATTACTGGCACGATAGCAGAAGAGATGACGCGAAAATGGATTGAGCTGAAACATGTAGGTAAAGACGATGGTGACGACAAGGCCGATAAGATTCGCCAGCTTGACGACGCATTAAAGCGTTTCAGAGTGCGAGAGAAGTTTCGCGAGGCGGCGGAACATGACGGTTACTTCGGGCGCGGACAGATTTATATCGACGTGAAGACGCCAAGCGGTAACTCAGCCTGGCTGGTTCCCGACGAACTGGATAAGAAGCTCTATATCAGCCCGCGCAAGATTACCAAAGGAAGCCTGAATGGTTTCCGCGTTATCGAGGCCATGTGGACATACCCTGGTGTGTATAACGCTGATAACCCTCTCAGTCCTGATTTCTTCAATCCATCTGAATGGTATGTCATGGGGCGCACGGTTCACGCCAGCCGTATGTTGACAATGATTTCTCGACAGGTGCCAGACATTCTCAAAGCTGCGTACAACTTCGGCGGCTTGTCGCTGAGTCAGATGGCAGAGCCATACGTGCAGAACTGGTTGAGAACGCGTGACAGCGTTAGCGATCTGGTTCATTCGTTTGTGGTCTATGGGCTGAAGACGAACATGCAGAGTGCCTTGTCTGGAATTGCAGACCCAAACCTGTTTATGCGTGCCGAGCTCTTTAATAAGGTTCGCGACAATCGCGGAATGTTCCTTATTGATAAGGATGGAGAAGAATTCTTCCAGTTTGTGACAAGTCTGTCCGGAGTTGATGCTCTTCAGGCGCAAGCGCAGGAACAAATGGCATCGGTATCAAGCATTCCTCTGGTTAAGCTCCTTGGCATCACTCCTAACGGGCTAAACGCTTCATCTGATGGCGAAATCCGCGTCTTCTATGACTCAATACACGCCATGCAGGAGAATCTGTTCAGGGTGCCGCTGAAAACAGTGCTGGATGTTATCCAGTTGAATGAATTTGGCGAGATTGACCCTGACATTGATTTTGAATTCCTGCCGCTGTACGAGCTTACAGAAGCAGAGAAAGCCGAGATCATGAAACATCAGTCTGAGGCTGATAAGAACTATGCCGAAGCTGGCGTGTTCGACCTTGATGCAATAAGAAGCATGCGCCAGTCGGATAAGGCCAGCCCATACCACATGATGGAATCTGAATATGACGAAGAAGAGTACGAAAACGAGTCCATCGAAGAAGGATTCGAAGACACGGAAAACCCTTCGTCCAGTCAGAGCTAACGCCGGAGTTCATGAGTGGTATCGCTCTGAGCTTCTCAAGCTGGTCAGTGAGATGAATAAGTCTTACCGGTACTGGCTTGAGGCTGCATACAAAGACAGCATGGCGATGGATGCCAGCCCCGCAAATGAATTGAAGCGCAGGCTGGCTAATCTTGGCAAGCAGTGGGAGCATAAATTCAATGAACTGGCTAAGAAACTGGCTGATCGCTTCGTTGATAAGACACTGCGCAACACCGACGTTTCGTTACACTCAGCGTTAAAGGCTGGCGGATTTACCGTTAAGTTCACAATGAATGACGAGCTTAAGAACGTGATGCAGGCTGTCGTTAACGAGAACGTCAACCTGATTAAATCCATACCTGAACACTATCACACACAGGTTGAGACGATAGTCATGCAGTCTGTCAGCCGTGGTCGTGACCTTAGCTATCTCACTGATGAACTGGTTAAGCGATATGGCATTACACGCAGACGCGCTGAGACGATTGCACGCGATCAGAACAACAAAGCTACAGCAGTAATTCAGTCTGAACGGCAGAAGAAGTTAGGAATCACCAAAGGAATCTGGCGTCACTCACACGCCGGGAAGCAGCCAAGGCCATCCCATGTGAAAGCTGACGGTAAAGAGTTCGACCTCGATAAAGGGCTGTATCTCGATGGTGAATGGGTGCTGCCGGGAGAGGCTATCAACTGCCGTTGTGCGTGGTCTCCTGTTATCCCTGGGATAGATAGAAAATGATTGAGGTTTTATGGTCTCTGGGCTTAGTGTTGATTTTTGGTTGCTTAATGATTGCACTACTGAAAATAGCTATGCCCAAGAGGAAATAATGGCCGCTACTGCGGCTTTTTTATTGCCTGCCGAAAGGTAAATGCATGCCATTACGCAAAGTTAAAGGCGACTGGCAATGGGGATATCACGGATTGGCATTCGACAAGGCAACGGTGCGCTCCTTTGATAAGGATGGGCGTTTGCATATCGAAGTGACGCCAATCAGTAAGGCTAACGTTTGCCCTTATTATGGACGCGAAATCCCTAATTACAGATCGCTAGGTTTACAGCCTGACAAAGTTTACTACCTGCTTCGCGACCCGAAAGAGTTAGCCAAAGCAGCATCTACATTCAACAACATCCCGCTCCTTAACGAACACATTCCGGTTACTGCTTCAGACCCTCAGAAGATGGCTGTGGTTGGTTCTACTGGTACTGATGCTGAGTTTGACGGGACTTATCTCAAGAATTCGCTTGTTGTCTGGGACGCAGATTCTATCTCTGGAATCGAGACAGACGAGAAGAAAGAACTTTCGTCGGCCTACAGATATGTAGCTGACATGACCCCCGGCGTGCATGAAGGACAGCCATACGATGGTGTAATGCGCGATATCGTCGGGAACCACGTTGCTCTCGTAACAGAGGGAAGAGCCGGATCCGACGTTGTTGTCGGGGATTCAATACCAACAGGAATGAAATCAATGTCAGAACTTGCTAAAAAGTTGATGGCAGTTATCACGCCGATGCTGGCCAGTGATGAGAAGCCAGAAGAAGTGGAAAAGAAAGTGCAAAAGGTTGTTGAAGACGAAGCCACTCAGGCTGAGAGAGATAATGAGTCAGAAGCAGAGCGTCTGAAACGTGAAGAGGATGAACTAAAAGAGCGTGAAGAACGTGAGCGAAAGGATCGTGATCGTGACCGCAAAGAAGCGGAAGACGAAAATGATGACGGCAAGGATAAAAAGACTGCCGAGGATGATGCGTATTACCGTGAAGGAGATCGGTGAGTAACATCGATGGAGATCGGTTCGTGTCACTTTCACAGAACCGTTTTTAAATTACCTTCACTGATCTCCTTCGGTCAACGGAGATTGTA